GTAGCTGTGTCCTCTGCTTCTTCCTTAGTAACTTTACGTTTATAAGGAACAGGCTCGAGAAAAGCCTCTTGTTGAGATTCTTCTTGAATCTCTTCTTGTTTATTTTCTTCCATTTTATTCTCCTTGATTGGTGCTGTTGGAAAACAGGTGGCCTAGAGTCGCTTTGGGGCTATGACTATGCAGTCATAGGTGGCCTATTCATTGGTGCTCCTAGTCCTTCTTGATTAGGAGCTTCTGCTGCCATCGGTGATGGAGCAGAAACTGGTTGTGGTGCAGCAGGCGGTTGAGCGTTAGCCGTCATGTCTTGCACAAATTGTTTCATTGATTCTTCTGGTGTAGCTGCTTGATATCTGTTTACAATTACTGAAACAGGTATAACAATAACAGGCTCTTTTGGGCCTCTATCTTGTACAGCACTTACGTCTACACCTTTTGATTGTAATGCCTTTTTAACATCCTCTGTTAAATGCATATCGAGCACAGCATCATCTACTGCACCCATTTGTGGTTGTGCACCCATAGGTGCTTCTCCCATAGGAGGTTGGCCTCCCATTGGAGCGTTTGGGTCGTTCATCATTCCATTTGCCATATTATTCTCCTATGTTAAAATCCGCTATATCTACCCGTTTTAGCAGCTTGTTCTATTTTTGATTGAGTGTAACTTTTACCACTTGGTGTTCTTGCAGTATCTTTTTTAAATTGAGACCTATTAGAAGATGAAATTCTTGCAGCTTGCTGTCTTACATAATCTCTTTCAGCTTCACTTTTAGATTTACCTCGTGTTTCTTGTTGTTGTTTTACAAAATCTGATTTTCTTTTTTCTTCTTCTTTTCTTCTCTGTGTTATATCTCCACCAGATTTTTCAAACTCTTCTTGTCTTCTTCTTCTCTCTTCTTTTTCTTCTTGAGCTTTTCGTTCTTCAATAAGCTGAAGTTGTTTTCTTTCTTTTTCTGCTTCTGCTCTATCTGCATCAGCTTTTGCTTTTCTTGCTTTTTCTGCAGATTCTTGTTGTGCAGATTCTTGTTCTTTTAGTTGATATTCTAAATCTCCTCGTTTGTAATTACTTACAGCATTATTTGCAACAATACTAAATGCTGCTAATTTTTGAGCCATAAAATCATCAAACTGCTGTACACTTTCTTTAGTGCCAAATATTTTATTACCAAAACCTGGAGCTATAACATCAGAGTATGGTATACCATAATAATCTGCTTCAAACTTTTCTATTGTTGGTATAATAACTTCACTATTAAAAGTATAATTTCCAGTTCCACCTCTTTCATCAGTTACGTATATATCACCTCGATTTACTATATTTTTATCAACCAAGTAATTAACAACTTTATCAAGAGAGGCTTGCCCTTCTACTTGTTCTTTACCCATTCTACCTAGTAAGACATCTAGCACTCCACCTTTTCTTTGGACTCTGTTTAAATCTAATACTAATTGACCTTTGTCATTTAATTTAACAAAACCACGTTGTTTATAGTTTTCAATTAATTCACTTGAAGTCATTTTATTGTACTCATCATCACTAGCAATAAAATTACCATCTGTGGTAGTTCTATCTGTTCCTGCTATTCTTACTGGAGTAGTGTCACCACCACCGCCTGTAGTTTGAGCTTGCTCATCCATAAAAGGATTTTGGTAGTCTGGGTCAATAACACATTGTTTTAAAGTTGAATCGTATTTGTATCCTGCAGGACAAGGGTCATTCTCTGGTTCATCTGGAGTTGTATTAGACGGAGGCACAAAATCAAACTTTGGGTCTGATGTACTAAATGCGTTAGTATCTATAAAATCGTTTGGTTCGTTGCTAAAACTCCAGTTACCTGTAGCTGCGTCATAATTTAATCCAATAGTGTTTCCTTTGTAATACATATTATTTTCTCTTAAGCTGCTCCCTCATCTTCATCAGTTCCTGCAGAGAAGCTATCTTCCCCTGGAGTCGGTACACCTCCAACTCCGATGTTGCCACCGCCAACGCCTGTAATGTCGTCTGCATCCGCTCCTGTAGGAGCTCCTCCATCATCGGCCATTGAGGGCTGTTGATTATTGCTTTGATTTTGTTGATTTCCATTTGCCATCCCCATTATTTTTGCAAAGATTGCCGCTTTCTCTGGGTCGTTTATTAATTTTTCTGGTTCTATATCAAGTGACTTTGCAATCTCAGATAATATAGAATGCCATCTTACAAACGGAGCCAAATTCTGATTTGATGCAACTTGTAAGAAAGTCATTAGTCTTTGTGACCTTACTTCTTTTTGCATCAGTGATGTTGTGCCTCTTGCCTTAACATGTAAGTCACCTTTTATTTCTGGAGCATCTTCATTAAATTGCATGTTCCATGAAAATAAAGTTTCTCCTAAAGGTCTTAGAAGCATATCATCAATATTTTTTATTACTGTTTTTATACTTAGAGCTGCTGCACCCATTAACATGGACATACCTGCTGCAGTTCTAGTTGTTGATTGTACTCCTGTAGTACCATGAGAGTACGATGGAATGCCTGTGGATTCATCAGCTAACTGTCTAAATCTATCAAACATCATTAAGTTTTCATTTGCTGTATTAGGAAACTTAACTCCATGTATTGCTTGACCTGGCATACCACTTTGTCGTCTAAATATTTTACCAGGAAATACTTTCATATCTTGTCCAGGTACTAGCATTGTCTCATCGACATCAAATACTAAATTACCTGCAAGTGCTAAATTATCAATAGCCATTCTTGCATGGCCATTCATAATTGTTTGTGCATCATCCATATTTTCTGGAATACCAATACCAAAAAATTGATATGGGTTTATTTCATATGGACAAACTAAATAAGGTAATCTTGTAGGAGTAAATGGATTTAATACTAATCGTATTATCTCACCATTACATACCCAACAATTAACTTGGACTTCATCCATATCGTCCATGTCATCTTCTAATTCTAAACCTGCTTCCATTGCAAGGTCAGCATCTAATGTACCCCAAAACTCTAATATCTCGTATCTATTTTTATCATACTCACTGGTGCTTTCTCTATCTTTTAAAGAAGATTCATAACCACGAGCTTCATAATTAGGCCCCATATCTAGAGCAGAACGTATTGCTTCTTTTCTAAAAAAAGGTCTGTTTATTAAATCACGTATTTGTGAACGAGTATATACATGTCTTTGAATTACATATTCAGCATCTTCAATAGTAACAGCATCTGGGTCTGGATAGAAATCCCAACACGATACTGATTCTATTCTTGGTACTAGTTTTGTTCTTGGGCTATATTCATTCTTGCCTGTTTCTGGATTTTTAACCCAGTTATGACTTGATTGTTCGTAAGTAAATGGCCCTTTGATAACTCCTGTACCAAGTAAAGCTGCTTCAAATAAAGCATGACGTAAAACATTTACTGCACTAGATTCTTCTAACTGGTCATGAATCATTTTTTCCATGTTAGCAGAAGCCTCTTCAGCAGGGCTTATCTGTGGTTCTTTAGCAGCATTAGTTGCAGGGCCTTTTACAAAATCCCCACCTTTATACTTTTCTTCTAAACCATTAAGTAAACTATTTAACGTTGAACCTTTTTTAAAGTCATTGCCATCACCTGGAAAACCATACGGACTGTCTGGCTGTTTAGGTTGCTTAGTTTGCTCTGCTATATGTGCATACTCAGCGATATTTTCTGGTATGGGCGTAGGCTCTACACCTACTGGAAATTTACCACTAGAGAATAAAACTTCTATTAATTGACCATAAGCTGCAAGAACTTTAGTCTTTGTTATTTTAACAAATACTTTTGACTTCTCACTTTCTGTAAAAGCCATATCATTACCATAGACTCCTCTATAGTTACGATACGCTCTTAACCAACGTTCTTCATCAAACCTACGAGCATCTTCGGCTTCAGTAAATTTACCTTTAATTAAACCTGCTAAACCTGCAACTTCGTATGTTGGTTGTTTATCTTCGTCAGTGTCGCTTAAAGCTAAAATATCAGCTGACTGTTTAGTTACCATTTTTTACTTTGCTTCTTTTGCGTCTGATAATTCACCTTGAGTATATCTTCTTAACATGCCTGCATCTGGTTTTTCTTTTGCAGGTGGTGTATCTGGCACATTAGAAAGCTCTGCATGAGAATATTTTTTTAACATTCCCGCTTGAGGTTTTTCTTTCGCAGGTGCACCATCAGCTACTTCAGAAACTTCGCCTTGCATATATTTTTTCATTTTAATTGGTGTTTCCATCTTTCCTCCTAGTAATCTCTTTCATCTGCCATTCTAAAAACAGCAGGGTCTACTTTATTTTTCTTTCCTTGTTTAGGAAAATCATTTGGTCTTGTTTCGTCATTGGCATGAATAGACATGTCAATTTTCTGTCCTACTGGTGCATCTTTTGAATAATCAGCAGGAAGCTCACCTTGTTTGTATTTTTTCATTACATCTTCTGGCATTTATTCCTCCAAAATTTTATTTTTAAGATACCCCATTAAATCTGGATTATCTACAAAAACAGTCGTTAAACCATTCGTTATACCATTAACTATGGCTTCTTCTTTCTCTCCTACATCTATATTCCATTGATAAATAATACCATGTATTATTTCATGCAATATAGTATTAGCATGAGAAACACCTTCTTCATCAGAAGTATATCCTATGACACCTTCTTTAGAAAAAAATTGTCCTTGTGCTTCATTTGCACTAGCTACAGTTTGTTTCCATTCTTCTAGCTTATAATTTTTATAACCTATCTTTACAGTGTCTGGTATTTTACTAACACAATCACAATACTTTGCTTTAGGCATTAGTATCCAAAAACTCTATCAGAAGGTTTAAACTTTTCTTTTTCTGTATATCTGTTTGCTTCATAACTTTTTGGATGAACAGTTCTACTCATCACTCCGTATCGAAGAGCATCATACGCATGGTCTTCTGCATGTGTATCTACATCTTCTGGATTGTTTCTATCTATTGGTAACATTGGTAATGTTCTAATTAGATTTATACAATTAGAAAATACTTTTAGTTTTGGCTGTCCAGTATTTTCATCTTTAGATAATAACTTATGTAATTCTAATTTACCTGCTACTCTACTTCGTGGCGACCTATCTGATGGCCTCCACTTACAACCTTCTCTAATCATCGTCTCTGCAATACTAGGGCCAGCATCCCCTCGTCTTGACCAAGTTGAAGAATCCAAGATTCCGTATCTAATATATTCACCTTGTTCTCGTTCAAGAACTTGCTTTGCGAAAACGTCTGCCGTAACTCTTTGGGTGTAGTACTCTCTGTATACCCAGAAATTGTTATCGAAGTCCACTGCAATCCAGAGAACGCAAGCCGCAGATGAATACCCCCAGTCGCACGTTCTAAATCTGAGCCAACTGCGGGGAATGTTAAAAGGCTCCACAACATGAGTGGGAATACTAAATTCTGGAAAAGCCGAGTTTTCAAATGCACCCCAATCTCCTTCTAAAAATTGTTTACGTTGTACCTCTGGTAAAGATGACAACATAATTAGATAATCATCTGTTTGCATTAGATATGGATTATCTTGTAACTTTGCAGGTATAAATCTTCTTGTTATAGACCTATTTCCTGCTATCGTACTTATGTTTACATCAAACGCTGTGTTTGGTTCTGCAGGGTCAACAAACATTTCTTTAACCCATTGTGAACCTACGTTACCTGGATTACCTGTAGCTCTCATAAACAC